TTTGAAGTAGGGCTTTTTGTGAGGGTTGTCTCGTCAGTTTAGTAAGGTTTCGGTTTGAAAGAAATGGGGCACAAAAATATTCGCGGCAGTAACTGGAGCGTAGCGACCCCAGACTTCCAGGAACATCCAGGAACTCAGACCAATTCGCGGCAGTAACTGGAGCGTAGCGACCCAGAAGTCTCTTGAATCATGTAAGGTTCAATCATATCTAAGATGTGCCTTCGTTTTTCGCGTAGTCTTGGAACTTTCATACATCTGATGTAGTAGTTTATGCCTGGTCTAGTCACGTTTAGTGTTGACTTCAGTCTCAAAAACCATAACAACTCCTCAAGGGCAGCGTCACCCTTGCTCCCACACACCACTTTTGAAACCACATTCATAGACCAATTTGACCACCCACCATTCTCTCTGATGAATTTGTATACTCGTCGGTCAGATGTCTCACATAATGTTCCATGCTCTTCCATGCGTCTGTCGTAGTCTACCGTTCGACCAATATACGTGTCAGGTATATTCACATCTTTACTACTGATTGAGTATATAACAACTTCATACATACCTATTCACACCGATATTCTTTATCTACCACGTCGGCTGACTCGCGAACTCAGGAACCACTCCCGTCTTCGCCACATTGAAATTCGAAACATTCGTGTTATAGCTCCTGACCATATCGTTGTATTTCTTGGTCCTCGCGATGTGTGCCGTGTTGAATTCAGTCACCTTCCTGTTGAATTCAGTCTCCTTCTGGTCAAACTCGTTCTCCCTGTAGAGAACATCGCAGTCCTCTATGTCGTGACCTGGTGCGTCACAGTGTTCGCAGCAGGGTCTCTGATCGGGGTTACCCACCCCCTTACAGGCTTTGAAAAGGTCTTTTATTTGACCACAAACCTCAAGGTAAAACCCCTCGGGAATTCGGTCAGAGTGCGCGTCGATCGTCCCCATCATCTCACGGATTAAATCAACAGGGTCGGGTTTAAACTCAGGCTCAAAATCGTTGGGGTGCGTCTCACCCACGAACACAACGTCGTCGGAGTTCATTCTTACGGAAATTTGCGTATCTTCGATACATTCCGTTTTTGTGGAACCCACTTAGGTTTGTTTTTTAGAAGTTCGTGTGAAATGATACCTAAGTTCCATGAAGTTCCAGAATAAAATCATTCAAACTACAAACATGTCAATTACCCCCCAAAAGAATAAGTTTATCCAATACATCGCGGGTGGTCTCAGTACCCTCATGAATTGCTCGATGTTGGCGGATGAAATTTACGCCTCACCAGACGATGGCCTCGAAAAATACATCAAGGACAACCTCCTCGTAGGGTCATCATTATGTGAAGATAGGTTTTGTGAAGCCATGGAGACCATAGATGACCAAACCCTCAAAGAACTACTCAAGTATTTTGATGATAGAGACATGGATATATCACGTGTATACATCGAGAGCTGCCTAGTACCCACAGACCTCCCCGAAGAACTCCAGAAGTTTGCGGAAGCCATTGACTATAAAGAGATATGCACATTCGAAGACTTCCTAGAAATTTAGATTTTAATTAAATTGAACTTTTTGTCATTTAAAAAAGGGATTCACTTACCACTAATGTATCAATCTATTCGCCACGTGTCCTATTACCCATAACCTATCACATCATACTGAATATCTTAGATGTCAACACCCGCGTGTACGGTTCGCGGCCGTAACTGGAGCGAAGCGACCCTCTACTCATAATAATTTTTACAACTCTTTTCATTTTCTCAAATACTTTAGAAATACTTATAAATCCTAAAGTATTCTGAAAAGTATATACTAATCATATTTATATTTTGAACCCCATGATATCATCGATGCCATAATAATTTTTACAACTCTTTTCATTTTCTCAAATACTTTAGAAATTCTTATAAATCCTAAAGTATTCTGAAAAGTATATACTAATCATATTTTTATTTTGAACCCCATGATATCATCGATGCCATAATAATTTTTACAACTCTTTTCATTTTCTCAAATACTTTAGAAATACTTATAAATCCTAAAGTATATACTAATCATATTACATATCTGAACTCTCAGATTCTAAACACAACTCTTTTCTATTTCTCAAATACTTTAGAAATTCTTTCAAATCCTAAAGTATTTTGAAAGATTAGATGAAATCATATTACATATATATATATCTGAACTCTCAGATTCTAAACACAACTCTTTTCTATTTCTCAAATACTTTAGAAAAACTTATAAATCCTAAAGTATATACTAATCATATTTATATTTTCTCAAATACCAATTACAATTCTTCTGTAGCTAACAAAACTCTCAATCTCTCCTCAATGTTCTCATCACTCTCAAATTCTGAATCAGGTAAGGTTGGGTCCATAACATCCCCATGAGTATCACACAATGGACACGCGGTACCAAAAGGTGCCGGCTCACCAAGAAGGTGGGTGTGCTCAGGTTGAATCTTCTTAGGCTTAGCCTCCTTCTTAACCCTCTTTGGTTTCACCTCCTTCACAGGTCTATCACCATGCATACGACAATACTCATGCCCGGGTTGGGCACTGTTGCGACATGGGGTTCCCTTACCAGTCATGCCAGTACAAGGTACCCTAGCCACCTTGGGAATCTTGGGGACCCTAGGACCACCAAGGTTCACCTCCCCCCTAAGGACCCCAATCTCATCACGCAAGGCCCTCAACTCTGCAAGTATCTCGTCCATTCTCCTTGAAAAGGGAAGGTGGAGGGACCTACTTAGGTGCTATATCGCTATCTCATCGGCTAAATCATTTACCAACTCATCTCTCCGTGCAATTAGGTCAGATAATGCAATATCCGCAGTCTCTTTTTTGTAATAAATCCGTTCGTTATAAATATTCAAATACCAATTGTATATAAACTTCACATCAGTTATATTCGTATTTTCAAGTAAAGCTTCTTCAGTATATTCTCGAAGTGAATCAAGTCTCATGTGGTCAGCCCATGCCATGATTGCTTCTTTCTTCATTTTATTGGACATCCTCTCCCTAGGCTTATATCGTTTCATGCGAACCTTAAGTTTTTCCATCACACTCACACATCTATGTAAATCATATTCAATCTCCTCATATCGCACCTGACTGAATGTAGTTGTTCGTTCGTCCACCTCCTTCATGTTTTCGTGAACCCCTTTCATGTCATTACACATATCGAGGTATACACCCTCGGGTAAAACACTCGAGTTGTCATCTATAAGTTGCATAAGATGCGTGAGCTTCTCCATCTTATGTTGCTTATTTTATAGTCTTTTAATATTTACTTAGGTTTATCAATCCCCCGCCCAATCAAGAATTTTTTTCAAACTCCAACTGTCATCAATATCAGTGCGGAGTGGTAGTTTTAGGAAAGTCATCTTAACTTCACCATCGGGTGGGGGCACCTGGACATACCCCCTCACCATTCGGAGACGCTTACCGTCTGGTTTCCTAGTATCCAATATGTAAGGGAAATTCTTTTCAAAATACTTCCATTGTGCCGACCTCCTATTCGTCTTAGGGACATATTTATGAAGGATACCCCAAATGACAGCCTTCACAAATGCAAGACGGTCCCTGGGGTCTCCTGGTCCAACACTACCATGACCCAGGTCTCTCATCATAGCGAGGAGTGATTCCACATAACAAAAGTGATGTTGGGAAAGTTCGTCGTATTGAGACAACTCAAAGGCCTTCTCCAGTAGCTTTTTGGGAACTCCACCAGAATAATTTGGTTCTTTGAACTCATCAAACGAATCAGCCACAAACCCCCCCGTTGGTTGAAGTGTGTTTTTAGACACGGATAGTTTGTATGTATTCGTCAATACCTTCTTTAGAGGTTTTTTGAAATCCGATTCATTCTTTGACATAGAATCGTAAAGTTTTGCAGTCTTGTTTCTATGATTTACTTTAGCCATCCCATAATGTCCAGTTGTATTATTGTATTTTATTTCCATCATGATGTACTCAATGTCAGTTTTCTTCTTGACTTTCATAGCATTTGTCCTTTTACATTGAAACGTAAAATTCTCTCCAGTTTCCTTCTTAACGTCCCGCGTAATAGCCTCAAATACACCCGTTTTTTGAAGGTACAACTTTGCCATCTCAGATGCATCCTCAATAGCTAAGAGTTTCTTCGCTCGAGTATTCGTGTTTATCCTAGATTCAAGGTAATCATCGGTGTCAATGTCATTCGTTTCGTTCTTAAGATTTAGAAGGGTATTCTTTGATAACCCATTTCTCATCAACTTAATCGGGACAAGGGGCATTTAGTATATATTTACACCATCTTTTTATATTACTTCAAATCAATCCTATTATCTACAACTCTAATCGGACTTTTGAGTGCAATCATACATACTGTCATCGTAATCATAACGAAATTTATAAGAGACATAACCATAAGGTCATTTGTATTATCTTCACACATCTGTTTTGTCTGAAAGTAATTGAAAATCATAGAACTAGCTGATGATACGGTGTGTAAAATGATATCTTTCCACATTATTTAATTAAAATGCTAAACTCTAAACTGATTCACTCAACATGCTATGGAAGTGCTCACAGAAATTCTCAATCTTGGGTATAATCTCTTTGGTCCACTTCTCGTCATCCTTCTCGATGAGATACCCCTTCTTCTCATCATTGAATTGTTCAATCAAACGACAGTACTGAATGTCTCCCAACATCTGAAGGTAGGTTTGACACTGAATCGCCTCATAATCCCTAACCCTCCCGAATAGTTTATTCGCTCGGTTCTTAATCTCAACCAAGGTTCTCGTTCCATCCTCATTCATTTGAATCCTGTCAACCCGACCCACAATCTGGTACAATGTACCCTCAATCGTGCAGATGTCATGTGTGTAGAATGTATCATCTTCGACCAGGTGAGCACTGTCAGTATTAGCCGTCTTATCCTCGTTTCGGGTGCCATGGTTCGTGAAGAGGGTCTTACGAATATGGTCTTTAGCCACAACCATATCCTTGGGTTCCAAATCAGAGTGCTCAATTTGGTGGTAAAGTGCCCGAATCTTTTGGTTTACATCAGTACTGTTCTCAGATTTGAAACCTTCAGCGTCTCCGAAAATCTTTTTGACAGATTCACTGGAATTAATGACTTCAATAGCCTTGTCATCCCTGGTTTGTCCTTCGAATGTCTGAGGACTGTACTTCTTCCAAAGCTCTGAGATAAGTTCAGGTACCTTCTTAAACCCAACCCCAATCGCAGACGCAACAGATGAAGCACCAATGATAACTTTTGGGATACCAATAGACTTGAGAGTTCTTTCATGACCAAGAAGGTAAGGATACACCCGACCACACGCAATACAGTCAGCGAGTGAATTGTGAGCATTCTCAAAATCCTCACCAAATATATCATTGTAAAGAATTCCAAGCTTAATAGGTGTGAGAAAACGTTCTTTGTACATCTCAAGGGTGCAAAGGAAGTTGAAATCCTCGATGAGACCCAGGTTTATACCCCTACGAATCATCTCAGATTTCAGAACACTGGTATCAAACTTTGCGTTATGCGCAACAAACGTTCTCGTACGAGGACCAATGAACTTCATGAAGTCGACAAATACTTCCGCAAATGGACGACCATCACGCATAGCACGTTCTCTTGTAATACCATGAACATCAATAGAACCTTGACCAATCTCAAAATCTAATGGTTGGATAATAGCGTCAAACGTATCCATCAAACGACCACGGGAGGAGAACCTTGCAGCTGAGAGGGATACAGCACGACATGTGTCATACTGCCCGATAGTCTCAGGGGTTAGGGGTTTGCGACCCTTGGGGAGACCAGAGGTCTCGAAATCAAAGGCAATATATTGCATACAGGTCATAAACTTAAATCTGCTTAAAACTTTATACCACTTAGGTAAGTAAGATGTGTTTTCCTTGGCCCTTTTTCGTGAAAAAGGTAATCCGTCGAAATTTTCACATACTTTACCCATGTTCATGTGACCTATGTGGTAAGAACTTCAATACTATGGAAGAACTTATCACACATATGGGGTGTCATCAAACT